GGTGGTCGTGTGGGTGTGAAACGGTTGCCACCCTATAACGGTGGAAAAGCACAAACGAAAGTTAAAGGTATCGCTGGTGGTGCTACATCTAAAAATGCTCAAGGTGGTAGGGCGATCTTGCGTATTCAACAAATGGATGCAGGCGGTCAAGTTTATGATTCGGCAGGTGTCGGAAGTTATGAATCAAGAAAATCAACTTTGATTCAAAACTTAGATAAGCACACAAAGGTGAAAAGTGTTCGTGGTAAAACAAGAAGCCGTATAATGTTCGGTGCGGTAAACGCAAACAAGAACTTGATTGAAGAAGCAGTTTTGAAGGTAGTTAAAAGTGTTGATGATCAAACCACAAAAAGAATTAACGATTAGGGCACGAGGTAACTGATGGCTGTTGGCATTAACATTCTGACCGATTTTGATTCAAAGGGAATATCAAAAGCGATCACGGAGTTCAAGAAACTAGAGACAACTGGTGAGCAAGCGTCTTTCGTTCTTAAAAAAGCGTTCCTGCCTGCTGTCGCTGCGCTTGGTGCTTTAGCGTTCGCAGGTGTTAAGGCTGCTCAGGCTGCTGCTGCCGATGAACTTGAGCAAGCGAAGTTGGCGCAAACTTTAGAAAAGGTTACTGGTGCTTCGTCTGCGACTGTTGCTTCTACTGAGCAGATGATTGAAGCGATGTCTCGTGCTTCGGGAACTGCTGACACAGAACTTCGTGAGGCTTTGAGTTCGCTGGTCATTGGTTCGGGCGATCTAACTAAAGCACAAACTGGTTTGGCTTTGGCGCAAGATATTGCTACTGCTTCAAATCTGCCGTTGCAGTCTGCTGCCGATGCTTTGGCTAAGGCATACGCTGGCAACTATAAAGCGTTGCAGAAGTTGTCTCCAGCAGTTCGTGATCTGATCAAAGATGGTGCTTCAACAGAAGTTATTTTCCAACAGTTGAGCGACACTTTTAGTGGGGCTACTGCTAACGCAACCGATACTGCTGCTGGCAAAATGAAGATTCTTAAAAACAATATAAGTGAACTTCAGGAAAGTATCGGTGCTGCTTTGTTGCCTGCGCTTGAAAAAATCACTGAAGTATTAAGTGTTTTCGTTGGTTTCTTGGCTGATCACCAAACAACAGTTCTCGTGTTCGCTGGTGCGTTCGGGGTTTTAGCATTAGCGATTGTTGCTTATAATCTTGCATTAAAAATTGGCACTATCGTCAATGTGGCTTTCGGTGCTTCTGCTGCTGCTGCTGCTATCGCTGCTGCACCTCTCGCTGCTTTTGCCACTGTTTTAATTATCACTGTTGTTGCTCTTGCTGCTGCTGTTATTTTGGCTTACAAGAATTTTGAAACTTTCCGAAACATTGTTCACGGTGTATTCAATTTCATCATTCAAATAGTTCAAACATTCATCAACTTCTTTATAGGTGCTTGGAACTCAATCTTGCCTGCTATCAACGCAGCGATAACTGTCGCTAATTTCTTTGGTGCTGACCTACAAAAACTTGAACGGATTGGTCTTAAATCATTGGGCGGTGTAGGCGAAGCCACTAACCAAACTGAGCAAGACTTGAAGAACCTTGAACGCCAAGCATTAAGCACGGCTGGTGCTTTGCGTCTAGTTGTTACACCAGAAGATCAACTTAAAACACAATCAGATCGCTACACGGCTATCGCATTGAGTCTTGGCAAAATGATTGATTACACAGGCAAAGGATACAAAGCGATTGCTAGTGGTGGCGGTGCGGTAGAAACCGCAGCACAGAAACTTGAAAAATATATTGACGCAGTAAAAGGTGTTACACAAGCACAAAGAGGTTTGCGTGATGCCAACAAACAAGTAGATGAATCAAACAAGAGCCTGCTAGAGAAAACTAATGCGCTCAGAGAAGCCCAACGCAAGTTCAACTTGATCACAAACGGTTACGGCAAAGAATCCAAACAAGCCAAAGACGCTGACAACGAAAGATCAAAAGCAGAGCGAACAGCAGAGCGAGCGAAGTATGCGTTAGAGGAAGCGATCTTCGCTGTTAAAGAGGCTGAACAAGAGTTGGCGAAAGTTCGTTTAGACCCTGCTTCAACACCGCAGATGATTCGTGAAGCAGAAATCAAACTGGCTCAATCAAAACTGTCTGTTGCTGATGCTACAGATTCTCAGCGTGAATCTTCTGAGGCTTTGACTGCTGCTCAACAGCGTTTGAATGAGGCTGTGAATGGTGCGGAGAAAGGAAGTGAAGCCTATAAAGATGCGTTAGATGATTTGTTGTCGGCTGAGAAAGCGCAGGCTGATGCTCTTGATGCACGCACTTCGGCGTATGAGCGTTTGGCTGATGCTGTTGAAGCGGTTACTGAGGCTGAGAAGAAACAGCGTGAGGCTGGCAAGGGTGTGTCAGCGAAAGATAAAGCAGCAGCAGATGCGAACGCTACAAAAACTTTGATACCTGACATTGTTTCTGGTGGTGGTGGGACAGGGTTTGATTTTGGTTTCGGTGAAGTAACTCTGGACGATCTGAAGAACATTCGTATTCCTTCGCTAGAGGAATTGTTGGGTTTCGGTGTGCCGATGGCGAAGGGTGGGATTGTTTCTCAACCGACAAGCATTATTGCTGGTGAGCGTGGTGCTGAAGCAATCATTCCGTTAGATCGTTTAGGTTCAATGGGCAGCACATACAACATTTCTGTAACTGCTGGTATGGGTGCTGACGGGAAAGATATCGGCACACAAATTGTGAACGCTTTGAAACGGTATGAGCGAACGAATGGTGCTTTGCCTTTGACGGTGGCTTAATGGCTACCACTCTTGCATCAGGTGAGCAGATCACCGTTCTCGCTGAGGTTGGTTTCATCACCAACTTCTTTGTGCTTGACGATATTGATGCAGGCGTTTTAGATAACACACAGTTTGTTCTTGACGGAAACCTTGAAGGCGTGGACATTACCGAATACTGTCAAGAGGTTTCTATCACTCGTGGCAGATCAGACCAGTTCTCACAATTCAATGCTGGTCAATGTTCAATTACTTTGCTGAATAATGACAGACGGTTTGACCCGATCAATACTGCTTCGCCTTATTATGATGTTACGGCTGGGCGTTCAGGTGTTGTGCCACGCCGAAAAATTACGATCACTTCGGGTGTGAACCATTTGTTCACGGGGCGTATCACCGATATTGATGTGGTCTATAACTACGATTTGAGCACAGTTCAGTTTACGGCTGCTGATGATTTTGTTTTGTTGGCGAACACGGTGGTTGAGAATGATGTAACGCCTAGCGTTGAGTTGTCTGGCGCACGGGTGAACTATTTACTTAATTTGCCTGAGATTGATTACCCTTTGACTTCACGGGACATTGACACAGGGCAAGCAACGCTAGGTGCATACCAAATCAATGCGAACACAAACGCTTTGACTTATTTGCAGTCAATCGCTACGAGTGAACAGGGTGCTTGTTTTGTGGCTGCTGATGGCAAACTGACTTTCACAGATCGGTTGTCTGCTTCTTTCGCACCGACTGTGGCGGTGTTCTCTGACGCTGGCACAGACATTCCTTACACAGCGTTGCAGGTTATTTATGGGCAAGAGTTTCTTTATAACCGTGTTCAGGCAACGGTTGAGGGTGGCACAGTTCAGGTCGCTGACAACGCCAGTTCGCAAACAGAGTTCGGTATCAGCACTTTTGCGTTACCTAATTTGTTGCTTCAGAATGATGCTGCTGCTTTGACTTTGGCAAACTATTTGGTGGCTTTGTATGCTGAGCCACAGTATCGCTTTGATGATCTTGGGCTGGTCGTTTCGGCTATGAACGCCACAGATCGGAACACGATTAACGCTCTTGAACTGCAAGATGTGGTTGAGATCACCCGAACCTATACGACTGGCAGCCCTGCTTCGGTTACAGAACTTTATGCGGTTGAGCGTTTGAATCATTTGATTACGGCTGGTGAGCATCGGGTGTCTATCGGTTTGTTTAATACTGAGGTGCTGTTTCAGTTAATTCTTGATGACGCAGTTTTTGGTGTGCTTGATAGCACGAACGCACTCGCTTAAGATACACTCCCCGTATGGCAAACACTCAGATCAAAGTTCCATTGTTCGCAGCAGCAGAAGTGCTGACTGCAGCGAATATGAATATCAGCGCAGGCACAGGAATCCCTGTGTTTGCCACAACTGTTACTCGTGATGCAGCGTTCGGTGGTG